ATACAATCCATGCCCATATGCTTGAGCCCCTTCTCCTGTACCGATTTTTGACAGGTCGAACTGCTCGAACTCATATGGTGATCCATGATAGACGTTTAGAAATTCATCTCTGATATCATTTGCTTCATGAATCTTCGTAGGATCAGGTTCAAAAGCTGCGTTTTCAAGTTCCTTACCAACATTAACCGGCCTGTCATTGAGAACATCGTCAATGGCCTTCTTGACGGAATTGACATGCGCTGTTTGAGAAACGGTATCAACCGGCTTGCCGGGCAATGTGTCCTGTTCAAGGTGCTTGGCCTGTTTGAGAACCAATGCCGCATCGACATCGGACGGATTGACCGGCTTGTCTCCGATGAAGGAAACAACCCCGAATCCGGCGCCCATAGCGGCGTCTATGATTACTGATGCGGCATCAAATGCTCCAGGTCTTTTCTCGGCCGGAGTTCCTTCAAGAATCTGTCCGACGGCTGCTCTTGTGACAACGCCCTGCCCGACGTTTCCGGCAGCGCCGGTCGCTACTTTTGTTGCAATGGTCTTCCCAACGGCTGGGATTGCCATGCCAACAGCCGTTCCTGCGGCAGTTGCAGCACCGGCTCCCAAAGCCTTCACGGTCGGCACATTCTGACGAGTCAATTCCTCAGCAGTTCCAGGAAGTAACATTGTTGCCGCAACAGGCGCACTGATAATGGCCTGTGGAAGGAAACCTGCCATCGCCCCGCTTAGCTCTGCAAGAGTATTGACTGTCTTCCCTGCCGCCATGACTTCTGTTGGAGAGGGCGTCCAATAATCAACAGCCCTTGCCCAAACATCGTCATGTTCCTGAAAGTATTGATCCTGAGCCTCGGTTCCTCCATTGATGGCATCCTGAACCATTGGACCGACAGCGCCCAAAATGTCGATGGCACTTGCTGTCTTTGCGAATCCCTGCATCAGATACCGGCCAGCAAGACTCATGAATCCAGGATCGCGAACCAATGATGGTTGCAGATTGGACGCGACTCTTCGAGAGTCGTCAGGAAAGAATCCTGTACTCACGGCTTCCTCTTAGCCCTTCCAGTTACGGCGCCGCCACTCGTTACCGCAAAGTCAGGCTGTTCTCTGACAGCCGGATTCGGAGGAGCCGGAGGAACGATCTGCCTTGCCGGCTCTTGCAACGGAGTGCCGAAATCAACGATGGCTGGTTTGTTGTCCTTGCCGACAATCACACCTGAGCCGCGCTGAATGTAGTAACGACCTTCGCCACCGGCATCCATCAACGGAAGATCGACCATTTCCTCTGCCGTTGCATTGATGACATTGGGCTCCATGACTTTCAGCCGCTTGGCAAGTTGATCCCTAAACACGTCGTAAGACATTCCATAGGGCATGGCAATGTTCGAGCCGCGATGATTCTGAATTCCTCCAGTCGCAAGCTGTATGGCGCTTTCAAGACGCTTGTTGTTGATATCTCCGCTGTTGTCGCCATCGTCAGAAGTCCTTGCGGCATAAATTTCCTTCGCCGCCTGATAGTACAAATCCCTGTCCCTCTGATGACCGTCGAACGCATTTCCGACGATTTGCTGGAATTTTTGATCTATCAGCTTCTCCTGCGGCATCTTGATGAGCGAACGCCCTCCTTCATGCCCCTTGCCTTCTCCAACCGGATTGAGAAGCGCATGCCCTCTCAGCATGAGATCGGCAACATCGATCTGCCTGCCTTCCGAGTCCCACCGCGCCAGAGCGCCTTGCGCCTGTCTCATTCCTGCAAGCGCAATGGTCGGCGCATTGGGCGCGATGCTTTGCATCAATGAGCGGTATTTCTGGATGTCTCCAATACCGCGGTAGGTAGCCGCAAGATACTGTTTCTGCACTTCTGGCGGCTGAGTCTTCAGAATCGAAGACAAAGCAACAGACTCACCGCGAGAAATTAGTTGAGGCGTTACGCCATAATCCTGCGACATCTGATCCACAATACCAGCCCTGTTTCTCAATTCGACCTGTACGTTGTTTGGATCAGACCAGTCCTGAATCGGCTTGATACCGTAAGCATTCGTGGAAATCGCAGTTGCAATCGGATCGATCTGACGGCTCTGGACGATTGCTTCAGCAGCCCGCGAAACGACTTCGTAATGCTGCTGGCGATACTGGAATCCTTCTCCAGGAGACGGTTTCTGATCGACCATATCCATGATGACGGCAGTCGGAAGATGCTGCATTTCCTGCAACTTCATTCCTGTTTTCTGCGTATCCAGCATTGAATCATGCTTTCTCGCTCCAATTTCCGGCCCATAGGCATCGATCAATCGCTCTCTCGAAGGAGGACTGGTCATTCTTCCTGTCACCATCGCCTCGGTCACGGCATCGGCATATTCTCCAGCTACCTCAGCCTTAAGTTCTGATTTCTTCTGATGCTCCTGACTTCTGGCAAGAGCAATGATGTGCATCCTCCAGTCCTGCGGCAGGGAATCTATCAGCGAATCTCCGGTCTTGGCATTGAAAGCCTCTTTGGGCTTCATGTTCTCGAACTGGCCGGGATGTTCAAGAACCAGTTTTGCTGCCAGCGGAGCAGCCGCAGCCTGGAAAATCTGCGATCCAAGTCGCATTCTTTGGGGTTCCTGAATCTGCTCCTTCAAATCCTGGAATTGCTGCAAGGCCCCTATGGGATCGTTCTGCCTCCATGCCTCGATGACTCCGGCAGTCAATTGCGATTCAGCCTTGTAGGTCAGGTTTGAAATCTCTTCCTGAGAAAGTCTTCCCTGACCATAGGTATTGATCGCGGCACGCATTCTTTCACTGGAAGCCGCAATGTCGTTCGGACTGTTGTAGTTCGCGGTTGCCGATTGAATCTCTGTATCGATCGTATTGGTCAGGACGCTTTTGGAATAATTCTCAGATTCATTGACCTGATGGCGCATCAACTGTTCGTTGAATTGCAGATTGGCAACGGCAACCCGCTTTCCGAACATCTCCTTCTGCCTGTCATTGCCAAGCATCTCGGCAAGGTTTCTTGCCTCGTCGCTCAGTTTCGATCCGTATTCCTGACCGAGCGGCCGATTTACTGCATCGGCTCCTCTGATATTCATGAACCCCTGCGGGCCTAACGTATAGTCCAGTTGTCTCTGACGATACTGGTTATAGGCATCCTCCGCCCTCAGAGTGTTGAGGCGATCTTCCTCCTGCCTTGCGATCTCGGAAGCTTGGAGCATCGAATGCCCAAGCCCTTGAATGGCCTGAGCGCCTACACCGAGTCCTGAATAGCTTTCATTGGCCGGAGTAATGCCAAGATTCGGCCTGACGGAGGGCCGCTCCTGAAGCGACAGATCGGGAAGTTTTGGCATCAGTTACCTCCTCCAGACTGCCAACCCGTTTCTCCGGACGTATCCGTTATACTTGGACTTCCGAATCCTCCGCCGCCGTAACGGCTTAGCATTGATCCGCCCTGGAAAAAACTTCCGGCCATTCCGAGATATGAAGCCCTTTGCGCCGAGCGACCGAGAACCGCAGCCACTTCGCCAGAGTACCGTTCCATAGATGCACCGGAGCGCAATTTCCTTGCGGACTCTTCTCCACGATAGAGAGCAACAGAAGCATGATAGGCACCTTCTCCGGCATTGCGGGCCATGAAATTCATGACGGTCGGGTCGGAAGCTCCGGCTCCGCTTGCTGCCGCGACGGCCAATGCCCTGGACTGCGTGATCTCAGAAAGACGCCTTGCTTCCAGAGAATCGCGTTGAGATGCAGCAATAGCCTGTCCGGCATTGATTTCCATCTCTGCCGCATTGCGCTCATGCGCTTGCTGGTCAAGTTGCCCGCGAAGACGCGCGAGCCGTCCTGCCTGATACTGGCTGTAAACGGAAAATGCAGTTCCGGCAATCGCTAGCGGGATTCCTGCGCCTGCCATTGATACAAGTCTCCATCAACAGGTCTGAATCCGAGATGTCGAAGGAATCGGTCGGCAGTCTCAAGATTCTCACTGCACTTCGCAAAAATAGGCAATCCGGAATCGATCGCAACCTGCATGAATGCTTTCGCTGATTTCAGAAGGAGCTTTCCATGCCGCCTCAGTTCTTCCGTTGTGTCTGAAAACATTCCCCATCCATTCTCATGCCTGTAGATTCCTGCAACTCCAAGAATCTCGTTGCCACGAACGGCGACAACGGCTCTCATTGTTCTTTTGACCGGCTCCCCATAGAAGCGAACGAGCAATTCATTGGTCGCCGGAACAAGTTCAATAGGCTTCATATTCGACCGCCATCGCCAGCATCGTGCATGGTCTCGGAGACTGCGCCTGCAAGCAAACCCTTGAGTCTGTATCCCATCTTCCATCGAATGGAATGGGATCGGTGTCGAACGTCAAGTGGACCGTGTTTGCAGCAATAGTTGTTCCTTCTTCAACCAGAGGAAGGTTGTCCAGACTGCTGAAGTCAGGACCGAACTTCACTCCCTGATAATGCGTATCCGCCATCAACAGGATGATATGATGAATTCCCTTGTGCTTGCCAATGATTCTTGCGGCCTCGGTCGTCAATTTGGCGCTCTTCCACTGGCCGACGTAGGAAAGACCGTAGACGACATTGGATGCCGCAGTCGAAAGAGTAAACTGCCCTCCCGAGACTGTTGCAGTTCCGGAATCGATTCCGTCGGCCCATATGGAAACAGTTTCCCCTTCAAGATGACTTGCGCCAGTAATGGTCGTCGTTGACGCGCCAGAATAAACGGCGAATGCGTCCATTTGCTTGTTAAGCGTTCCGCCAACGCATTCTGATTCGAGCGCAAGCTTTTCAAGATACCGGACGGTTGATCCATTGATCGTCCTGTTGACGACATAATAGACCTGATCGTCCTGCGTTCCAGACACAGAAGGCAGGACGATCACATCCTCGATGGTCCCATCGGTCGTGATCGTTGACCAGCTATTGACGTTCTCGTTCTTATCGAACACGAGAATAGCAACGGTTCCGTCGGAACGAACACAATGAATCCTGATGTCCGGCTGCGTCTGATAAGCAATCCTCGTTATTCCGGGAGAGCCTATTTCAGGGACAAGGGCTGAAAGATTCTGCGACTCGTACTCGTAAATCTGCGGATTGAACGAAATCTCGAAAAGCCTTATCCCGCCGCGCTGAACATAAACACCATACGTCTTGACGTTCAATCCCTGGATGGCGGCAGAGCCCTGTCCCGAAGCCGCCTTCATCCCGAAATTTGTCGGAGTCAATGGCTCGTCAAGAGACGATGCTTTTACAGCAAACTCGGTTCCATCAGAGCCAACCAGCATGCGGCCAAGAGAAAGTATCCAGTGAATGCTATCCACCGGACCGAATCCGATGCTTCTCTGGATTGGCGCAGAATCTCCTTCAATATTCGGATCGAATCCTTCGTAAGCATCCGAAACCGATCCGATGATCTTGTCATGCCCGGCCCACCAAAGTCTTCCGTCATGAAGCGCAACCGTTGTCGGCCATTTTCTGCGATCGGACCATGTTCCTTCAGCCCATACATCGGTAGCAGAAGTTCCGCCAAGGTCGGTCAACACCTCCGCTGAAACGACCGTTTCACTGGTGTATCCCGTGACTCTAGCAACGCCAGTAATGCTTCCCGTCGTGATGGAAAGTGACGTTACGACTGTACCTGAAGTGTAGTTCCCGGTCTTGACTCCGATCCGGTAAAGGATGATCTGGTTATCAAGTCCGTCGGAATAGGTCGTCGCCTGATTCGTTGTATAGGAAGTGACATCGACCCACGATGCACCGGAATCGAAGGACCTCTGAAGCGTTACCGTGGCAACCCACGTCCCGGTAATTGAAATGCTGAAGCTTCTGGCGGTCGATACTCCTATGACGCGAATGGAATTCGTGAACGTATTTTGGTCCGCGATGCTTGCGGAAACATTCTGCCCGACAGACGAAATCTGGTACAGACTTTCGACGTTGGTCGATTTGAAGATAGGCTTTGAAGCCGTCAGCGTAATGTCGCCGCTGATGGCGCTTGCAGCGATTGTCGTGGGAGTGACGTTTTCAACAAGAAAAGGACCATCCTCCGGCCGGTAGGTTACGATCGACCATGAGTTTGTAGAGCGCCTTTCTATCTTTCTCTGCTGAAACGTATCACAAGCCAGATAAACAACGTCTCCAGACTGCTCGTATCGTATATTTCCGAGATTGGCTGCAAGATATGGGCTTGGAAGGCTCATCACACCGGATGCTTCGACATTGCACGATGCGACATAGCTCGCATATTTGGTTCGCTGCTTGAACTCAATCCAGAAATTGCCGGCAGGAGTAAACGCAAGGGAATGAGTTCCGACGGCTAATTCTGATTCGGTGACATAATCATCGGCGCCGGATGAGGAGCCGACGCGAATGAAGACTTTCCCCTTCGCAATGACTACTCTTAATGCATGCTCGTCATTCTGATCCGCTGCGGCGACCGTAATCTGTTGCCGGGTGATCGCAAATCCGATGCCATTGGAGGAGACAAGAGAAAGACATCCGCCGGAATTGGCCGTCCACGAAGAAGTTCCGCCGCTCTCATCGGCAGTCGTCCAGCTTGCAATGCTGGCAGTAAAATCTCCGTTGGTAACGGTCGTTGAAACCGAGCCTCTGGTGATCGGGGTCTCGTTAACCCACACTCTCAGAAAGCTGTCCGTGAACTCCAGAAGCGCGGTATCTGTTGTTGATTTGACGAACGGAATGAATTTTGCCGCAGCATTGGATTTCGTTGCGCCTTTGTATCCAAGACCAGGACGGAACATCATGGACCCAAGAATCCTTGGAATCCAGTTGGTCATCGTTTCTGCCGAGACTGCGGCCCGCTTAACGTCAACGCGAGCAAGGCCAAGCCGTGAGATCAACCCACGGTTAAATGCGAGGTAGAGTGTTTCGGTTCTCACCCAATCAAGTTACCGCTCAGATTGCCGCGTTCGCCGCTGTTGCCGCCATACCTTGAGGCTACCCATGATCCCGTTGCGGGGAACACCGTAGGCCCGGCCATCGCGCTTCTGTTCTTGGCCTGACTCAGCATTTCCTTCTCGTAGGCATAGACGCGCTTCACGTCGTCTCCGGAAATGCCATCCAGCTTGGCGATGATCTTGGCAGCGAAGTGAGCACTTACATAGTCAGAGAAAGAAGAAGGCCAAAGAGACAGGTCTCCGCCGTAGGAGGCATCGTCTGAAACATACTTGACGTAGATTGTGTCGATGTCAGAAAACCAGTATCCGACTTCATCGATGTACCGTAAAAGCGGGGTCTGGAACCACTCATCGGAACACAATGCGGAGGTCAGAACCCAATCGGTCGGTTTGTTGAAGGCTCGGTTGAATCCGAAATCCGGTTCGATCGATGGGTTGTAACTTACAGAGACAGCCCGCATTGCAAAATGCCATTGACCAGCCTCCAAGCAATGCCGAACGCCATCGTTATCCCAAACGTGATCCAGAAGCCTGCGAGGTTCAGTGCCTTCCGTAAGGCCGGAAATGAACCGCTCCCCGCAGATCAAAAGAGCATCGTTATAGAGAAGAAGCCGAGAAGTGGACATTACGCGGTCGCGTTCAGATAAGACTCAAGTTCAACCTGAGCCTGCTTCTTGTTATCGAATCCTTCCTTGATGATCGCCCCATCGGCTTTCCGGATGATCGCGAATTTGCGATGTGGACCTTTCCAGTCGATCTTGTGCGATGCATCATTTTCGCTCATTGCCACATCAGCGGTCGTCAGTTCCACGTGGAACAATTCCTTGACCTTTGCATAGGAACGATCGCAGGAAAGAACCAAAAACTCGGCATAGGCGACCCCATCGTCCCACCGGATTTGAATCTTGTCGTAGGGACGAAGGCTCGTAGAAATGTGAGACCAGAATGCGGGGTTCTGGATTTGGTCCATCGTCGTGCCCTGCTCGACGGTCGCGACCCATGTGGTTGTTTGAAACTCCGCTTCCTGAAAACGACTTCTGTTGAGCACCATTTCTGCCATAAATCCTCCGTAGGAGGAGGGGTTTCCCCCTCCATCCGGTTAGCTGAACGTCGAAGTCATCGTCCCGCCGGTGGAAAGTGAAACTCCGGCAGTGGTTACAGAGGCGACAACGCCGACAAACCCAACAACGCTCGATCCAGCCGAGGTGTATTGCGATCCAATCACAATGTCACCGGGCCGCATACCGAGATACCAGCCATCACTGAAGAAGTTGGCGGCGTTTACATCGGTCGTGAGGTTGGTGGACGAATAAACCCACAATTGAGGTTTGTTTGCGGTCAGCGCGCTCGTCCCACGAGTCAAAGGAAGAGCAATCGACTCGGGCGGGTTTGCAACAGAAGAAGCAGCAGTAGTACCGAAATAGGCCATGATTTCTCTCCTTATCCAAGCAGCGAGCCGTCATAGGTAATGACGACAACGCCCGCGTTTTGAAGAAGAACCGCGCCCATATAGGCCGTTGCACGCGCCCACGAGTAGTCCTGCTCCCGCTGGTAATCGGCATCCGTCTGAAGCCCGGAAGTATCGATAGCATGTCCGGCCGCACTCTTGTGATACATGAACGCCTTTTCCGAGGTCGTCGCCTTTCCAGGGATACCAGGATGTTCAACGATCAGGCATTGACGCCACCGATAGGCCAGAGGCTTGTCCCGCCAGCTTGCCGATTCACTGGCAAACGGACGGATATCGACGTACTGAGCATTGGAGAATTCCGGCGTCTGCTCCAACGCGGCAATGAATGACGCGCCGCACAGAAGTGTGATGTTGGAATCCCATGGAACGGAGGCATTGGAGAGCTTCACCCGGCCGTTCATGAAAAGCGGCACATTGGGTTGAACAGCCGCCGCACCAATGGTGATGGTGCCGGAATTCAGTACGGTGATGATCTGTTCGTCGATCTTGCGATTCAGAACGCCCATCGTCGTTTCCTGCATGATCTGACGTTGATTGCCCTGAGAGGCGAAGATGTTGAATCCAGTCTTCCGAACAAGATCATGCCATTCGGAGAGCGTGGCGGTGTTTTGAGTCAGGTTATCGGCTCGCGCCGGGATGCGGCCATTGACTCCTCGGGTGACTGCGACGTTCGATCCGGAGTCAGCCACCAGGAAAACCGCTTGGTTCCCCTTGATGACAGCTTCCGTAGTCACGGTATCCCGGAGCAACGACTGCCGCTGTTCAAAACCGGCAATGAATTCCTGTCGGTATTGAATTTGAAATGCGGTATCAGCCATGATTGGCTCCTAAGTAAAGTGTGTACTTACCTTCACTCGGGGTTGCCGAATCAGCCGCAATCGGGTTGTCCGTTTCCGGGGCCTATGCCAGCCTTCGGGGCCGCGCTACGGTACTGATTTGAACACGTCTCTATTGAGGGTGTGTGTTCACTAACCAATCTAGTCCCATAGAAGAAAAAAGTCAACAGAGCATTGATTTCCGACAGAGCATTGATTTCCTTCAATTGATCTGATATATAGATAGGAATGCCATCCTACTTCGTCGAATTTCTAGTCAGACTCGATCCGGAACGCGAGGCAAAGCTTCGCGCCATCGGTGAAGGGAACCGCCATCAGGCGTTGAGGCTGCTTCTGGATAACCACAAAGCGCCTGTAGACCTCACTATCCTGTCCTCATCGCAGAAGAAAGAACTCGATGCTCGGTAGTATCCTAGTGACCGGAGGCGTTGGGTCATTCGGGCAGGCATTCGCAAGACGACTTCTGCACGATAATCTCTCAAATCGAATCTGTATTTACTCCCGCGACGAATACAAGCAGGCCGTCATGGCTTTCGAGTTCGGAAACGACCCGAGACTCCGGTTCTTCATCGGCGATGTCCGGGACGAAAAACGACTCCGCAGGGCCATGCATGGCGTCGATGTCGTGGTTCATGCCGCAGCTCTGAAGCGCATCGAGGTCGGAGCCTACAATCCGACGGAGATGGTCAAGACCAATGTTCTTGGCACCATGAACGTCATCGAAGCCGCTACGGATGCCGGCGTCAAGAAGGTGATATTCCTGTCCACCGACAAAGCCTTCCAACCAATCAGCGCCTACGGGCAATCCAAGGCCCTTGCCGAGAGCATGATCCTGTCTGCCAATAACACACGAGGAAGTGACGGTCCAATCTTTGCAGTCACCCGCTACGGGAATGTGGCTGGAAGCAAGGGATCAGTGATTCCGAAATGGCGGGAACTCATCGCGCAAGGAAAGCCGGTACAAGTAACCGATCCTGAATGTACCCGGTTCTGGATGTTCATGGATGAAGCGATTGATCTTGTGCTGGATACCATACTGACAATGAAAGGCGGAGAATTGGTCATTCCGAGACTTCCGGCTTATCGCATTGGAGACTTGGCAGAAGCAATGGAAGCCGAAGTTCAGATTGTCGGACTAATGGGACATGAGAAGATGCATGAGGGAATGATGGAAGGAAATACGAGTGATCGAGCAAGGCGAATCAGCATCGAAGAACTGAAGGAGATGCTGATTCATGTCTAATGACTATTCAGAAATTACGCTTGAAACACTTGATTCTTATTTCCAATCCGCATTAACCGGAGCATGTTCCAACGCAAAAATCTTTGACACTGAAGAGGTTGTCGAATTTGCATGGGAAGTAACTGCTAATGCTCTGGTGAAACGGAAAACAATTCTGGAATCGATGAAGAAAACATGAATCCTCATCAAGTCACGATTGATTTCGAGAAGTCACTTTGCGAATATACCGGAGCACCTTATGCCGTCGCAGTGAACAGTTGCACAATGGCATTGCTACTGGCAGTCCAATGGAATCTTCCTAATCATGGCACTGGATGGCGCCTCTCAGGCGATACGCGATGGAATGTGGAAATTCCGAAACGCACCTACATCAGCGTTCCAATGTCGATCATTCATGCCGGAGGAAAGCCAACCTTCAGGAATGAAAAATGGCTTGGCTACTATTATCTGAATCCGCTTTCTGTCTGCGATTCTGCTCGATGGTTTACCAGTGGTATGTATAAAAGATTCGGCGGATTTACGTGCGTCAGTTTCCATGCCAGCAAAACTCTCGGGCTGGAACAGGGCGGTGCAATCCTTCATAGCAATCCTGAAGCCGATGAATGGCTACGCAGAGCAAGATTCGATGGCAGGACTCCAGGAGTTGCCCCGAAAGATGATAACTTTACACAGATCGGATGGCATTGTTACATGAATCCATCTACGGCTGCGCAAGGCATCCTGAAGTTACATTCGCTTCCAAGACACAACGCACCACTTCCTAATGATGACTATCCGGACCTCAGTACAATGGAGATTTTTCAATGATTGAATACATTCTTTTTGTTTGGTTTATCACAGGTTCCGGAGGAATTGGAGTTTCAAATGCCACGTTTTATAGTCTTGATAGTTGCGTCACCGCAGGAAGAGCTATAGAACTCAAAAACAGCATCAATAGGGTCTATTGGGTGTGCGCTGATTCAGGAAGAAAAATAGACAAATGAACCCAACTGAACTCGCAATGGGCATCGAAGATGGGAAAGTTCTTGTCCGCTTCAAAGACAAGGTAGCATGGGTCGCATTCGATCCTGACAATGCATTCCACGTTGCCGAGGCGATGGCCC